CCACAAGCCGTGGGTTGGAGATTTCGCCGAGATGATGATTCACACCAGTCAAGGTAGTGGTTTCTATACTCACAGTCAAGGTCAAGAAGGACACGGTACCCATGTTGGTCGTACAGCACGAAAACTTGTAGAGTCTGTGTATAAGGATTTCTTAACCGAATCAGAAATTGAAGAACTTCTTATAGGTAAAGAGTTTTGGTTAGACTCAGACCAAATAAAGGAGCGTCTTGAAAACCGCCAAAAGATTCGTGAAGAACGTCTAATTGAAGAAAGTAAGGAAACTTACACACCAGAGTTTTACGCTCAAAGTGTTCTTGCAGATATTACTGAAGATTGTGCTCAATTTAAATATGATGTTTCTGAGATTTTGGAACTTATTAAATCTGGTATTGAGGAAGTAAAAGAATTGAATGAGGGGTATCGGTAGAGGGATATCCCTCAGAGATGGAAAGTTTAAAGTATAAAGAATATATCACTGTAGTTGATGGCGAAGAAGTAACTGTTCGAGTCTATAGTAACGGAAGGTTCCGCTTGGAAGAGGAAGGCCTTAATTTTACATCTTTTTCGTCTGTACAAGAGGTACTTACCTTACCTGAATTAAAATACTACGCAGATGCATTGAATGTGAAATACCCTCGTAACATCGGTAAGGATACCCTTACTAAAAAGGTTGATAAAAAGATTCAAGAAATCGTTGACGAACTGAATCAATAATTGTAATATAAGCCTTGTCCTTCGGGGCAGGGCTTTTTGTTTGAGAGAGAGAAAACATGAATTCAAAATTAACACATTTAAACTTAAATGAAATCCTTGACAAAGGCTTAGCTGGAGAGCTAGAATCAATGTCTAAAGAAGATTGGTTGTTGTTAGACAGTTTGATTAATCAATCTGGTAAAACCAATTATGAACAAGGTTTGCAAAAAGGTTACCGACAAGGTTATCGTGAAAAGAAAGATTGGTTGTAGTAATAGAGGAGAAGAAATAATGTTAACTTTAAACGTATTAAAAGCTGTGGCTGAAACATCAAGTAAGAATGAAAAAGAGACTATACTTTTAAAACACAAAAATAATGAAACTTTGAAACAAGTGTGCGAATACGCTTATTCTCCAACGATGAGCTTCTTCATGCGTAAGATTCCAGTAACAAGTCCCGCAGGTGAAGGTATGTCTTGGACAGAGTTCTTTGCTGTATTGGATACATTACGTCTACGCAAGAAGACAGGTAATGAAGCTCAAGATTTTGTTGCAGATTACTTGAATACTTTGCCGCTGGAGTATGCAGATCTGTTTATCAAGATTGTTCGCAAAGATTTAAAGATTGGTTGTAAAGAAAACACTATCAATAAGGTTTGGAAAGGTTTGATTGTTAAACCACCTCGTCTTGGTGCAGCCTCTATGAATGAAAAGTCTTTGAAGAAGATGCATTCGATTAAGAATCTAGCCATTGAATTAAAATCTGATGGAAGTTATGCTGCAAGTGTTTGCGGTGAGGAAAGCACTATAATGTCTCGCAATGGCAGTCCTCTTCAAATTGAATGTCTTCAAGAACATTTATCTTGTGGAGCATTTGATGGCTTTGCATTAGAAGGTGAGCTTGTATACTCTTTAGATAAAGCTACTCGTGAGGCGGGTAACGGTGTAATTACAAAAGTGGTTAAAGGTACTGCTTCTAAGGAAGAAAAAGAGAATGCTCTTTACCAAGTTTGGGATTGTATCGATACTAAGTACTATGAATCTAAAGGTGAGTATCCTTTTACAAATATGGACCGAAGAGTGCTTCTTGATATTATGATGAAAGAGTACCGTGGTTGGTGTGACAATAATTCCGTTAAACCTAAATTGCATTTGATTGAACGTACAGAAAATGTGTCAGTAGAAGATGCTTTTGAGATCTTTGAACAATACGTTCGTGAAGGGTACGAAGGTGCTATTGTAAAAGATATGGATGCCCCTTGGAAGGATGTGGGTAAACCAGCGTTCAATATTAAACTTAAGAGAAAAGAACCTGCTGACCTTAAAGTGGTAGATTTCTTCATGGCGGAAGAAGGTAGTAAGTATGATGGATTAATCGGTGGTTTTATCTGTGAATCTGAATGCGGAGAAATCAAAGTACGTGTGGGAAGTGGCTTTAACGAAGATGATCGTGCAAGCTACCTATACAAAGATAATCGTCCAAAGATCATCGAAGTAGAGTACGATTCTATAACTGAAGATAAGAAAACTAAGCAGAAGAGTTTGTTCCTTCCTATTTTTAAACGTCCTCGTTATGATAAAGATGTCGCAGATACTCTAGAAGAGATTAAAGACAAAGTACGTATCAAATAAAACCCTTGACACAGAGGTTGTTGTCATAGATAATGGCCTCTCTAAAATAAATAATAAAAGGTGGTAATAATTATGCATGAACAAAACTTTAGCAATCTTATGATGGAATACTTGAACGAATCAGCTCATTATGAATGGAATGATGAACACTTTGATGAAAGTACATTTTGTATCCAAGCAGATTTGGAAAGTTAAACGTTGACTTTTAATTTTGTGACTTTATAATGAAGTCACATTGTTAAGAGAAACTATACAAGTATTTTTAAAAGGAGAGTGTTTATGGCAATCCCAGTTGCAGTAGAAAATGAAGTTATTATCGGTAAAAGTATTCGTTCAGAAGTTTGTGGAATGGAGATGAACGCGTCTGTTGTAAAAGCAGTAACAGCAACCCTTTACGATTATAAAAAAGAAGCTGTTGTACGTGAATACGCTACAAACATTACAGATAGTCACAATGATTCTGGTAAACGTGGTTTGAAAGGATATGTACATGTACCAACAAAAATGAATCCTGTCATTGAGTTCCATGATTTTGGTCTTGGTATGTCAGAAGATACTATCTACTCTGTATACACTGTCCTAGGTAAATCCACAAAACGTGGTGATAACACAACCAACGGTAGTCTTGGTTTTGGAAGTAAATCTTATGGTACAGTATGTGACCAAATGACAGTAACTTCTATCAAGGATGGTGTCAAGGCTGTAGTTGTATGTTACAAAGATCGAACAGGCATGCTTGCTGCTGATACTAAGAGTGTTACAGAAACAGACCAACCTAATGGAACTGTTGTAAGTATACCTGTAAAACCTAATGAAGTACATCAATGGCAAGAGATTGCGGCAAAAGTTTTAGGTGCCTTTGAAGTTCCACACGAAGTTAATACTTTTGGAGATTATCAGGATGTGTTTGAAGAGATGGTAAATCTTTGTAATACTGTACGTGAAAAAGGTACGGTGTTTAATCAAAAACCTAATTGGCTGATGAAGAGTTTACGTAGTTCTAAATGGGTACTAATGGGAGATGTTATTTACACACTTCCAGATTTTGAAACTCTACTACCCAACCTTAAGGTAAAAAATATCCTCGAAGGTATTAGTTCTTCTGGTTTTTACATGACACACTTTAATATAGGTGAACTTGACCATGCACCTTCTCGTGAAAGTATTAGTTACGATGACCAGACTTTCTTTAAGGTAAAAACCCGTGTCAAGAAAGATGTAGTTTCACAGCTTCGTGATTTTGAGAAGCAAGTGGGTAATTTGTCAGGTATGTCTTACTACAAGTTTCGTCGTAAGTTCGAAGGTACCCAAGTTTACTCTGCTGTTCAGGATATTGAATTCCCTTTCCTAGATGGACATAAGTTAACTTACATTTGTCCTACAATTCGAGGAGAGCGAAGCTTTATTCCTAGAATGTTTCTATTAAATGAAGTCAAGTATGGTACGATTAAAGGCAAAGTTTTAAGTTCAGGGTTTGAGTATAGAAATTCAGTATTTTCATCTTCTATCCATTCATTCGACCAACGTCGATTGTTTGCAATTGAATCTCCAGTAATCCTATATTCTGAAAATGAAAAAGGTCTTTACAAAACTAAAGAAACAGTTAATAATGCTTCTCAGATTTTAAACAAACGAGACGTTCTTGTAGCTGAGAGTAAAGTCAAGGCAGAAAACACCCTCTCATGGTTTGGAGAAGGAGAAGTTATTTGTGGAGATAAATTTTCACCTGAGAAAGTTAAACGTGTTTCTTCAGGTAAAGGAAATTCTCGTGGAGGGTATGGTGTTAAAGAAGATTGGGAAACTATCGGTAAAGTTTACAAACTTACGGAAACAGGGTACACCACAAACTTTGAGAAGATTGACCTTTCAGAAGAAGGTGTGTTGTTCTTGCCAGAAAATAATATCGAGATAAAAGGTATAGTTAAAGGCACCGCTACACGTCTAACTATGAGTAACCGTATTGCAAATGTGCTTAAAGCTAAAGGTGTTAATAAGGTAGTACAAGTAAATAAAAACAATACAGGGAAGATTTCTCGTTCTGGCGTAGAAGGTGTTGACTCTTTCTTGAAGAAGGTGATTAAAGATCACAAAGTGGAAATCATCAAAAGTGATTTATGGGCAGACATCAACACCCCTGTTTACTCAAGAGATGAACCACTTCTTGTTAAAAGTAAGACGAGTCGTACCCTTAAAGCTAAACAGTTTAAACCTTGTCCTTTAGTAAAAAACATTTGCGGGATTAGTAATTTTGGTTTAAACTCTACTAAACTTTATAAGAAAGAATTGGAACGTAAAACTGAACTTGAGAATAAAGTTGTACAGGAAGTTGAAGCTCTTAAAGAGAAACTACCTCTTTGGGATGTAGTAAAAAATACACAAGATAAAGAGAAGATAGAACACTATCTTCGACTAGAAAAAGTAATTAAATAGGAGACCTACTATGACAAAACGTTCAAACATTGTTAAAATTCTAACTAAAGAGCAAAAACAGGAAATCTACAAGAAGTACCTTAAGAAATCTTACAAAACAAAGAAGGAGTTTGCTAAGGATTTTGGAATCTCTACACGTACACTAGGTCGGGTTATTGATGAGATGAAATCCTCAGGTGAAAGTTTTGAACTTGTAAAAAGCGCTATTGTTGATGTATATGACTACTCTGTGACAAAAACTCAAATCACAATCTTCAAGAATGATGAGAATCGTAGCGTTGTAAAAGGTTATCCTAAGTTTAACCTTATTAAGCGAGATTTAATTGAAGGTAACTTCTCTGATACTTGTTTAAAAGATGCGTACGAAGTAATGTCTCTTCCAGATTTTGTAGAGAAGTTCAGCGAAGGTAATATTACTGTTGATCATAAAAGTGGTAAGGTGTTTTACGGAACTTTTGAGATTAAGAATACAGTGGTTGATCGTATGATTACTATGCTAGATGAGAAAGAGAATGTTAAACCTTTAGCTAAGTTCCTAGAACGCCTGATGATGAACCCTAAAGAAGGTGTTGTTGAAGAGCTTTATGCTTTCCTACGTCACAACGATATCGAAATTTCTGATGAAGGGATGATTATTGCATACCGAAGTATTCGTCAAGATTGGAAAGATTTCCATACAGGTACAATGGATAACAGTATTGGTACCGTTGTTACTATGCCACGCCACTTGGTTGACGATAATCCTGACCAAACTTGCAGTAGTGGTTTGCATGTAGGTGCTATAGGTTACGTAGGTAATTTTGGTAGCAATAAGAAACGTATTGTTAAAGTGAAGGTAAACCCTTCAGATGTAGTTTCAATCCCTACAGACTATGATGGTATGAAAATGCGCTGTTGTAAATTTGAAGTATTAGGAGAAGTATAAATGTCAAATTATATTCAAATAGGGAAACCACTATCATTATCCGAGGTTGACCACAAGCTATATTGGATGTATGCTAATGGAATGGACACTTGGGATAAGAAACCCATTTACCGTGAAGTTAAGAATGATGAAGATTTAGAACTTTGTTACTATGTTTATATGAAGGAGGAAGTGTAACTATGAAAAAAAAAAAGTA